AAGTGAACCACCAAACCCACAGGTTAAGGTCTCACCATGGATTCAGTCAACTATTGACCCAGATACCAACAGAAAGCCTTTCGAAATTGGAGGTTGTGCTTAAACATAAACAAGAACCTTTTTTACAACTATTTTTTATTTTACTAATAAAAAATAGTTTCCACCACCGTTATATTTTACAATAAATGATCCTTCCATCTCAAAAACAATCCAACCGCAACTATGACTATTGCGATTAGAATCCAGTCTTCCATTTTGTCCATTTTGACATCTCTCATTGGTTTTCTTGCCATTGGATAGTTATTGCATATAACTACCTGTTTTTGTGGATCACTCGCTCTAGGTCTCTGTATAAATGTTGGTCTTGGTGATATCTTATAGTTATCAACGCTTCTTGGTTGATATGTCAAGTTTCTGTTATCAATATTGTTCATATCATCAGTTCTTAATGCACCCAATCTGTTCTTATTCTGAATCATCATGTAATCTGATGGCTGTTTAAAAATATCACTCATATCCTTGCTTGAATCTGGTCTAGGATTCATTCTAACTCTTGGGTTATTTTTTTGTGGATAGATAGTTCCAAACGCAGCTGATAGTTCAGTCATAGATATATCCTATACATATATATTATTTTTGATGATAAAAGAGTCGTTATATTTATAGATAAGTTCATTATCAATTCATACTATGAGAAATGCATTGATAACTGTTTATAACAAGACGGGTTTGAATAAACTTGTTCCATTTTTAGAGTGTAACGGGTTCAAAATATTCAGTACAGGTGGCACTTTTGATAATATATCAAAACTTGTTGAAAACAGAAACACAGTTCAACAATTGAAGTTTCCTGAATTGTGTGACGGACGAGTTAAAACCTTACAACCGGAGATATTTAGTGGAATATTGGACAAGAACAAAGTCTTCTACCATTTAGTCGCAGTCAATATGTACCCTTTTGAACAAGAACAGTCTGTTGAGAATATCGACATTGGTGGATACAGTCTTATTAGAGCAGCGATGAAGAACAGTGAATTAGTAACAGTTTTAACTGAACCAGATAAATACATAGATTATATCCAAATGAAACTTAATGGAGAATCTGATGAAGATATAAATAAGTATTTTGCAAAACGTGCTGCCAATGTTCTTATGAAGAATGCGATATCTGTTAATAACTGGTATAACGGCAACGAGAAGATTGGTATTTCCTATAAGAAAGTTAGAGAATTAAAATATGGATTGAATCCAGAACAGAAACCAAGTTATATTTACAGGAAAGATGGTAATATACCAAGATATACAATATTGAATGGTAATCCAAGTTATATCAATCTTTTGGATGCAAACAATGCAATAAAATTGGTAAGTGAAGTGAAAAAAACATTAGGTTTAGATTGTTGTGCAAGTTTCAAACATAATAGTCCGGTAGGTGTAGCAACACATGTCAGTAATATTCCTGAAGTGATATATGAAAACACAGTTAAGATCGATCCTCTATCATCTTATGGGGATTTCCTAGCATTCTCAGGAGATGTTAACTTAGAGGTTGCGGAACTTCTTAAACCTAAAGTGAGTGATGGTATAATTGCATCTGGATTTGAAGACGGTGTTATAGATATGCTATCTAGTAAGAAAAAAGGCGATTATGTTATTTTGGAACAAATAGTAGGTGAAGATGATGAAGACATGAAATTCAGAGATGTGAATTGTGAGACATTGATACAATCCAAAATGAGAGATGTTATAGAGGTTGATTGTTTCTCTGACGAGATTAATAGAGATCTAATTCTGGGTGCTATAACATTGAAATATACTCAATCAAACAGTATCTGTTTTGTTTATGAAGGTAAAGTTATTGGTATAGGTGCTGGACAACAGAACAGAGTTGATTGTGTAAGACTCGCTGGTGAGAAAGTGTTGAAATGGTTCGAGGCGAGAAATATAGCAGTAGACCAAGTTAATAATCTCTGTATGGTTTCAGATGGATTCTTGCCTTTTGCGGACAATATCGAAGTGGCTCAGAGTTATGGTGTTGAGTATATTTCTCAGCCAGGTTGCTCTATTAGAGACAAAGATGTTCAGAAAGCTTGTGATAATTATAATATTCAAATGGTCATGACTGGTCAAAGACTGTTCACACATTGATATCGAGCAGAGCCATTGCCAAACAATAACCATGTCCAAATGCGTGTTTATCATCGTTGAGAAGAATCTTCATACTCTCTTCATTAACTTCAACAGTTGAGTTAATGAAGAAATCCCTTTTCACACCATACTTATCCATATAGTATTGAATCGACTCCTGATGTGGTCCATCAACCTCGATAATCAGCAAATTCTCACCGTCTTCATACATCTTCTTCAGTTTCTTAAATTTCTCCTCTTTTTTAACCAAATCGATATATAGAGGCACATAGATAGCCTTTCTAGATTGAACATAGTCCAGTTTTTCTCCTCCAAGCTCTGTTAGAGCATACTGGCAATTGTGCCTGTGATAGAAACCAACAGGATACCTAATAGCATCTTTCGCAGACATTCCTTTCTCTCGCCATGCCCAATACTCGGGTTTAAGAGTCCCATCCTCATTCATGTGAACTTCGGCAGGATGTTGCCAAATGATTCTATTATCATATCTCGAATACTTCGCAGTTCTCTCTGGCACATCTTTGTAAACCTTACTGAACTGCCAAACGTTCTCCATAATTTGACCTTTATCATTCTTAAGAGCATAAGGACTCAATTCCCACCAATCCTTATACGATTTTGTTAAAACGAATATCTGCTTAAACCCATCCATCTCTGGATCAATAAACTTACCATTCTTAGTGTATATTCTACGTCCGACTCTTATCATGATTATAAATAATATGTATTATCTTTTTATATTAAAATTTTCATTTTTTTTTTGCCAAATAATTTTATTAGATAGAGTAATCTGAAGAGCGAACCAATAATGACGAATGACAATAGATCTATTTCCAAATTATCCAATTATTTCAGTAATTGGAGAGAACTCTGCAATGACAAGGGTATTTCCCCTGTTGTTGATATAGCACACACCACTAAATTTACAATAGGTGAATATTTTCATCAAAAAGTATACAATTTTTACAGAAAGTACAAAGATTGTGCAAAAATGGGTAAAAGATCACTGACCATTAGAAATATAGATCCGATATATAACTATTTGAAATACGAATCTGGTATAGAGTCTGTCGTATCCAAAATGGCAGGTATGGATTTTGTACTTCATCCAATGAGATCAGAAGCATATTTGTACAATTTGACACCTGATAAAGCAGTTCAAGATAATATTGACAATTGGCATTACGATTACATGCCTTTTGTATTTGTGTATATGATTGAGAAGGATGATCCAGAATCGGGGAAATTGGTTTTAAACTTAGATGGTAAAATGGTGGAAGTAAATCTGAATGTTGGTGAAGGAATATTTATGCAGGGTTCACAGATCAAACATTTAGCAAAGAGATGTTCACAAGGAAACAGAACAACGTTGGTACTAAGTTTCGTTCCAAGAGATGTTACAGTCAGAGATAACACTTATATAAAAGAGGGCATGTGTCCTTATCATCAAGGAGAGAATTTACACAAACAGTATATCGATTTCAAAAATGAGAGGATATATAGATTGATCCAAATGAAGAGAGATATAGATAGGTTGATAAACAGAGAGATAGAAGATATAACTAGGAGTAGACTTTAGAAAATATCTTCAATATCTTATATGGAGATTGATCTGAAAAACAATCTTATGAAAGTATGTTTTGAAGAGCGTAAAACAAATAATGGTTACACTCTCTTTAAAAAAGTGAAAATTAAAAAGAAGTTCATATTGAATTACATGTTCTTCTACAGAAAAAAGTATCCTGAAAAACTGAGTGATGAGGAAATTAAGAAGTATGGTGGTTATAAAGTTGCATACATATATGTGAAACCTCTTGAGAAGAGAGAGGGTAGAGTTCCAGTGGAGGAGTTTAATGCATACACAGCATTCTTTAATGCGAATACTACAAAGTGGCTGGAAACAGCGAATTTTGAGAATTTGCAGAAAAGATTGGGAAAGAGATTCTTCTGGCAACCGTTTGTGTATTTCACGACAAAACTGTATAGAATATTTGATCAGAGAATATTGAACTATTTATTGATTGACGGTTCTTTGACAAATATGCTTCACGGTATGAGACAAACAGACGATATGGATATTGCAGTAGTTGCACCAGAAAGCATACAGAGAGACAGATTGTACAAGTTTATTCTTGAGAATAAGAAGACAATAAAATATTCAGAACTCGATGTTTATTTGAAGGATGTTATTGATTGGGAAAATGATACACCGAATGTGTTGAACGAATATGCGAAAGATTGTGGTGCGAAAGATTACGATACACTTGTTGCGTCTGGTGATTACAATTTCTATTTCAACGGAATCAAAATAATAAACTACAATCTATACATTATCGCTGTTGCAGAGAGAGCATATCCAAAGAATGTTTTCGATACAATTCAAGCAAGACGTGTTATGAAGATTAAGTATCCGCTCAAACCGTTCGATCTAAAAGATGATAATGCGGTCTTGATAAAAGATCACAAGTCATACTCTGTCAAAAAGTTCTTAAAAACAATAACTTTCTATTATCGTAAATTCTTATGTGAAAAAGTCACAATAAAACAAGTTAAACTATTCTTGAAACCACATTTCAAAATGTATGAAGAAGAAAAGAAGAAGGTCGACAAAAAGAAAGTCAACAAAAAGAACATTGACAAAAAGAAGGTTGTGAGAAAAAATAAAAAGAAACCAGTTGAATTTATCAAATTAGATTTCAAAAAAAGATCAGGATGTTGTTCATTATAAAGTAGTAAAATCTAAAATGACACTTGATATTCTCTGCCAAGTTCACAACGGATGTCAAGATTGCTCCACCTCGGTGGAAACCCGTTATTGCATCTCTCCAATTTGTACCGGAGATTTCTGAGGTGTTTCTTCACAATGATACATATCATGTCAACTTCACGATTCGTCTTCTCAGCACGTTTGCTTTGGTATTTCGAATCAATTTTAATGAAAATCTTGATGAATTTCTCAACCATTTTCACGTACTCAGCCACAGCATTTGTACGATCTGGTTCAAACCTATGTTCAAGCAATGTTCTCTCCTGTTCAGCTACAAGATCGTTAATCTTCACAGCTTGTATACAGAATCTGATATTGGGATATAGAATGTACAGAAACGTTTCAAAATCGACAATATCATTAAACAACCAATCAACATACATATCACACCCGTCCTTAAGAAAGAAAGAGTGCTTCTGCATCTTTTCTTTGATTTCTTCAATAAACATTATCGGATCACACGCATACAGATTTCCCATAATCCTCTTCCAGTAATTCGTATACCAGTTTTTGTGATTGGTCACAAAACTCTTATACTCCTCAAATGCGACAGTCCGCTGACGATGGGGAGTCTGAGTGACTTTAAATCCTACAGAATGTTCCCAATATATAGCCTTGGCTCGTTTCCTAGCAAGACACTTTCTACAATGCTCATAGATCTTCTCAAAACGAGGAAGCTCACGCAACATGAATTTATTATCGATCACTGACTCTTGATTCGGAGCAATAAAGTACTTCGCTTTAAACGTTTGTACATAACACTTCAAAAGCAACATATACACTTTGTGAGTCAAAATAAGTTGACAATCTGGATGTGATTCAAGATCTTTCAACCATTTAGCCACATGAGAGCCTATTGTTAATACGTTAGTTTCTTCTATGTAATGGACTTCAAATTTCAGTTTAGATTTACCATGTTTTCCTTTACTGTTAGTAATTCGGTCCACAATTAGTGTACATTTATTTGATTTTTTTTAAAATTGGAGCATCACTTTTTTATTTTCGTGAGTTTAAAGATTAAACACCGTCTTTAAACTAATGACATTAGTTAAACAGTACTTGGAATATCAACAAGATTTTGAAAGGAAGTACGGTGAGAAAACGATAGTCCTGATGCAAGTCGGAGCATTCTTTGAAATGTATGGAATAGAGAATGCAAAACAGAGAATTGGTAACGTTCGCAGAGTTGCAGAGAAATTGAATATCATATTAACACGAAAGAAAAAAGCAAAATTGGAGAACAATCTGAAGAATCCCCTTATGTGTGGATTTCAGACCCCATACCTTAAACGTCACTTGAATGTTCTTTTACAAGATGATTTCACTGTTGTTATTATTGAACAGGATGAGGTCAATAAGCAGAAACGTTCAATAACTGGTATATACTCACCTGGTACATACATAGATGACATGACTGAGAGTGATCCCAATAACGTCGTATCTATCTTTATTGATGTGGAGAAGTGTTATAAGAGTGGGAAGAAACTGTTGGTGTTAGGATGTAGTTGTATAGATTTATCAACCGGAAAGAACATTGTTAATCAATCACATGAGTTGATTAATGACCAGTCAACGTTAATAGAAGATATGAACAGATTTATTGTAGCAAATAATCCGAAAGAGGTTGTTCTCAATATCAGTTCTAAGAGTAGTGAGGATATTGTTAACGATATTAAAATGAACATCAATTTGGTGAATAGGAAGATCATGAGTAGAGAGGGGATGAACAGGGAGTATGGGAAAATCAGTTATCAGAATGCATTTTTGGGGAAGATATTTGATGGTGGAGCATTAACACCGATAGAGTATCTTGATTTGGAGATGAAACCCACTGCGGTAAAATCGTATATGCATCTGTTGCAATTCTGTTATGAACACAATCCCAACTTTCTGAAGAAAATTGATAAACCTATTATTTGGAATCACAATGAACATTTGGTGTTGTACAACGATACTATATATCAGTTGGATGTTGTGTCAAATAACAATCATTTATCATCAGGTTGCAAATTCAAATCGTTGTTTCATGTTCTTAATAAAACAAGAACTGCTATGGGAAGGCGTTTATTGAAGTACAGATTGATAAATCCTATAACATCCTGTGTGAAATTAAATAAGATGTATAATAAAATTGAAATGTTTATTGAGAATAGAGTGTTGTTAGATAGAGTTATTGATAAATTGAGAAAGATTATTGATATTGAGAGATACAATAGAAGGATCACTTTACAATCTCTTCATCCGTCTGAGTTCTATTCGTTGGATATTTCTTACAAGTGTGTGTGTGATCTGTTAGATGATACAGATTTAGTAGATATGGGAGAGTTGACCGATCAGGATTTTAATAAGTTCAATGAGTTTATAGAGCATTACAGTAAACTGTTCGATGTTGATGAGATGGGTAAGTACAATTTGGACAATATTGATGGAAACTTTGTTAGAGAGTGTATTTCAGAGAAGATTGATGAAGGGGCGAAGAGGATTACCACTATTGATGACATTATTGAGAAGGAGAGATTGAGATTGATTAAACTTTTGAATATTGAAACAAAGGGTAATAAAGATCCTATTACATTACACATTTCTGCTGAAAAGAAGGAATACAATTATCATATGACCAAAGCGAGATATGCAACATTGAAGAAGAAGAAAGGGTTTGAGATGAATGAGGATACACCTTATGAACATAAGACAGTGGGTTCTTATGTTAAGTTTTTCAATTCACATTTGAGAGAGTTGAGTAAGTTGATTAATGAGGAGAAGAGGAATTTGAAGATTGAGATTAGGAATTTCTATTTGGAGAAGTTGAGGGATTTCCAAAGTGATTATGGTGATGTTTTAAAAAAAGTTGCTGTTTTTGTCGCCAACTTGGATGTTACACAGAGTTCTGCTAAGTGTGCAATTGAGTTTGGTTATTGTAAACCTGAACTTAAACAAGGTAGTGCAACAAGTTTCTTTGATGCAGATGCTATTAGACATCCCATATTGGAGAGATTGCCATTCTCTGGAGAGTATGTTACTAATGATGTTGGTATGACTGGTGAGAAATGTGGATTGCTGTTATATGGCGTTAATGGTTCTGGTAAGAGTTCGTTGAGTAAGGCGGTTGGTTTGAATATTATTATGGCACAAGCTGGTATGTATGTTGCATGTAAGAGTTTTGTGTTGTGTCCCTATGATAGGTTATTTACAAGGATAACATCAGATGATAATATATTTAAGGGTAAATCGTCATTTGCGGTGGAGATGTCTGAGTTGAGATCTATATTGAGATTTGCTAATAATAGGAGTATTGTTTTAGGAGACGAAGTGTGCAAAGGAACAGAGGAGAAGTCTGCATTGGCGATTGTAAATGCGAGTTTGAATCACTTTGTTAATAAGGGAATTAATTTCATTCTGGCTACTCATTTCCACAAATTGTACGATATTCTTGATGATTATAGAGATGTCAAGGATAAGATAATGTTTAGACATTTGAGTATTGCGAAGGATGGAGATAAGATCATATATGGAAGGAAATTGAGGGAAGGTATTGGAGATGACATCTATGGTTTAGAGATTGCTAAGTATATTATCGACAATGATGATTTTATTGCAGTTGCTAATGAGACTAGGAATAAGATTATGAATATTAGTGGAAATTTGTTAGATGAGAAGAGATCCAATTACAACAAAGATCTATATATGGACAGATGTGCTATATGTGGATTGGGAGGAGGTAATTTAGATACACATCATATAAAGGAACAGAATATGTTTAATGAGGATGGTTTATTAGGACATGTTAAGAAGGATAGTATGGATAATATAGTTCCACTATGTAAGAAGCATCATGGGGAGGTCACTTATGGTAAATTGAGAGTGAATGGCTATAAACATGGAAGTTCTGGTAGAGAGTTGGATTATGAGTATGTTGAGGAGAATGTGTCTAAGGGGAAGAAGAAATTGTCGGATGATGTAGTGGAAATGATAGTTGATAAGTTTGGGGGAAGAACATATAGTAAGAGATACATGTTAAACATTTTAGAGAAAGATGGTGTTAAGATTAGTCAGAACACTTTGAATAAGGTTTTGGCTGGAACATATTAGTTAGACTGGCTCAACTGACGGAGAATCTCATCGGCGTGAATCTCGGTGGCATCTCTGGGTCTCTGCTGTTGTTGCTGTGGCTGATGTGTATGTTGCTGTCTGTTGTTGACAGAT